TCTACGCCCTCGACGCGGTGAACTAATGACCAACGAGAGCGACAGCACCTTCATCAGGAAGGAAGCTTGTCCCTCTTGTGGTTCACGCGACAACCTCGCCCGCTACTCGGATGGTCACGGCTGGTGTTTCGGCTGTGGCTACCGGGAGCGGGGAGATGGTGAAGTCGATCAACCCAAGGAGAGACGAGTGAAGAACCTTATCGACGCTGGAGATCACAAGCCTCTCGCCAAGAGGAAGATCACCCAAGCTACATGTGAGAAGTACAACTACACCATCGGTGAACTGTCAGGTCAGCCTGTACAGATTGCCCACTACCGTGACGCTGAAGGAACCATCGTAGCTCAACATGTCCGTACCAAGGACAAGAGCTTCCCTTGGTTTGGTGACAAGTCCAACGCTCTACTCTTTGGGCAACACCTCTTCCGTGATGGCGGCAAGAAGGTGATTATCACTGAGGGTGAGATCGACTGTCTCACTGTCAGTCAGGCGTTTGGTAATCGCTACCCTGTAGTGTCCCTGATCAGTGGCGCACAGGGTGCAAGGAACGATATCAAGAAGGCATATGAGTGGCTCACCTCTTACGAGGAGGTGGTAGTCTGCTTCGACATGGACGAACCAGGACGCAAGGCCGCTGCTGAAGTAGCGTCTATGCTCCCTCCCGGTAAGGCCAAGATTGTCAGCCTTCCCTTGAAGGACGCCAGCGACATGTACGTTGCTGACAGAGACAAGGAACTTATCAACGCCATCTATGATGCGAAGACCTATCGTCCTGACGGTATCCTCAATGGCAAGGACATCGAGGACTTGGTGTTCGAGGATGATGAGGAGTTCGCTCATCACTACCCTTGGCAGAAGCTACAGGAGATGACACTCGGTTTCCGCCCCGGCGAGGTAATCGTGTGGACTGCGGGATCAGGCATCGGCAAGTCAGCTATGGTGCGTGAGATCGAATGGAGCATGATCCAGAACGGTGACACAGTCGGCATCATCAGGCTTGAGGAAAGCGTGAAGATGGCAGCGCGTGATCTGATGGGGCTGTCCATCAGCAAGCGTCTGAGGAAGTATTGGAAGCAGACAACCGCAGAGGAGAAGAAGCTTGCGTATGATCTCACGTTGGGAACTGGCCGCGTTTATCTTTATGATCACTTTGGTAGTACTGATATCGATAACATCATCTCCCGTATACGGTATCTTGCTGTCAGTTGCGGCTGTACTATGGTTGTCCTTGATCATATCTCTATTGTGATCTCCGGTGAGGAAGACGGTGACGAGCGTCGAATGCTCGACAACCTGATGACCAAGCTTAAGACTGTGGCGATGGAGACAAGGATCGTCCTCCACATTGTGTCCCACCTCAAGCGCCCTAGTGGCGACAAGGGACATGAGGAAGGGGCGCAGACTTCCCTCGCTCAACTTCGTGGTTCTCATGCCATCGCTCAACTTGCTGACCTTGTCGTTGGTGTGGAGCGTAACCAACAGGACGAGCGGTTTAAGAACGTGAACGTCCTTCGTGTCTTGAAGAACAGATACACTGGTGAGACTGGTCTCGCCGGATGGTTGATCTACGATCAGGAGAGTGGCCGCTTGACTGAGGCGCTCGATGATCCGTTTACAAAGGAGGTCCCACATGCGGGACAAGGAGATACCGATAGTCCATTCTAAGAGAGACACTCCTGTCCTCATAGATGGCAGCGGCGGGTGCAAGTTCACCCGCTGCGACTACAATGGGCATCCTTCGATCATGCTTGAACACGCTGATCTTGGACGTCCTCTTCTCATCACAGGCCCCGTTCTCGCTGGCATCAATGGATGGCTGGCGAGGCTGGTGCAGGAACAAAAGAACACCACTCTTCCATAAGGATATAAGAATGCAGGGTCCCACCCTCCCAATCTCTATCGAAATCGACACGATGAAGTATCGTCAGGAAGGCGAGGTCCACCGTGACAAGTGTACTCGTATCGCTGACGGTATGAAGGATAGTGACGAGCACTTCCATGCTATTCGTGACATCCTACTTGATCAGCGATTTCTTCCGGCTGGTCGTATCCAAGCTGCTGTCGGTGCCGCTCGACAAGTAACTCCGTTTAACTGCTTCGTGTCTCCGACGATCCCTGACAGTATGTCTGGTATCATGGACGTAGCTAAGTTTGCTGCTGAGACGATGAGACTTGGAGGTGGTATTGGCTATGACTTCTCAACCATCCGCCCGCGTGGAGACATTATCGCAAAGACTGGCTCCCCCGCTTCGGGTCCGGTGTCGTTCATGCGGATATTTGACGCAGTGTGTGGGACAGTGGCATCCGCTGGACACAGGCGAGGGGCACAGATGGGTGTGCTGCGGGTGGACCATCCTGACATTGAGGAGTTCATCAGAGCTAAGCAGAATACAAATCATCTCACCAACTTCAACGTGAGCATCGGTATCACTGATGCCTTCATGGAAGCTGTTGAGAAGAACGAGGGCTTCGACCTGGTGTGGAACGGAAAGAAGTACCGGACCATCAACGCTCTGAACCTGTGGAACGAGATCATGCGCTCCACTTGGGACTGGGCTGAGCCGGGAGTTCTGTTCATCGACCGCATCAACGAGATGAATAACCTGTGGTACTGCGAAGACATCGCAGCCACCAATCCGTAAGAGAACACTTCACCACACATGCGGATTTAAAACCTCTCCTGATTGACTTGGAAGTTCTTGCAGGAACGACAGGGCGCAAGGGTAATGCCAGCGTGAGAGACTGAGCGGAGAGGCTACGGGCAGTACGGCTCCTATCTGGAGTATGTACAATAGAAACAAAAGAATGCCCCTGTTGTAAGAAGCATCTTACACAGGATCAGTTCGCCTTCAGAGGCGGTAATCGTATCGGTCCACAACACACTTGTAAAACTTGTACGTTGGATCGCTTACGCAAGCACAGACGATACACCAGAGCTTTCATGTCCCGATATAAGACAATGAAGGGGTGTGTGTCGTGTGGGGTTAAACACCTACATCCAGTCCAGTACGACTTAGATCATGTCAACCCGCAGGACAAACGGAACAGACAGATCAAATCGAACAGTCGAGCGATTGAACCTTCTTGGAGCCTAGCAAGGATCAAAGAGGAGATGCGGAAGTGTCAGGTTCTCTGTAAGAACTGTCACGCGCTCAAGACTTACCTCGAAAAAGACTATCTCAACCACACAAACCAACTAACAAACTAAAGCCGTCTACTGCCCGTAGATGCGACAGTCCACATCTAGATCATACACTGCAAATCGGTGATCTAGATTGGTGCAGAACAACCACTACCTCCCAACGGTGCGTGTCTGCTTGGGAGTTTCAATCTGGTGAAATACATCAAGGTTGCTGAACACACCTCGCTCAGTGAACCAGTGTACTACTTCGACTTTGAACAGTTCGACAAGGACATCCCTGTTGTGGTCCGCGCTATGGACAACATCGTGGATCGTGCGCTGTATCCTCTTACTGAACAGTATGAGGAAGCTAAGGCGAAGCGAAGGATGGGCCTTGGGTTCACCGGAGTTGCCAACGCTCTGGAAGCTCTCGGCTACCAGTACGGCTCCCCGGAGTTCATCAAGTACCTGTCTACGTTGACCCGCTACTTCACCAATGAGGTCTACAGGGCTTCCACTATGTTGTCGAAGGAGAAGGGACCATTCCCGCTGTTCGACAAGAGCCTGTACCTCGCTGGCTCCTTCATCGAGAAGCTTGATCAGGATGTGAAAGATGCAATCGAAGAACACGGTATCCGAAACTCCCACCTCACCTCCATCGCTCCAACTGGAACTATTTCCCTCGCTGCCGACAATGTCTCGTCCGGTATCGAACCAGTGTTCAGCTACGGGTTCGACCGAACAATCCAGACATACGAAGGACCCCGCGTTGAACGAGTTGATGACTATGGGGTGCGCGTATTCGGTGTTCGTGGTCGAACCGCCGACCAGTGCAGCGTAACCGAACACGTGGACACACTCATTGCTGTGTCTGAGTGGATCGACAGCGCAGTCAGCAAGACTTGTAATGTCGGTGACAACGTAACCTTCGACGAGTTCAAGGACGTTTACATGAGGGCATGGAAGGGTGGCTGCAAAGGAGCAACCACGTTCCGTGCTGCTGGTAAGCGTATGGGTATCCTCAACGCTGCACCTCAGGAAGGTGAGGGTGCAGCTTGTTACATTGACAAGGAGACAGGGAAGAAGACATGCGAATAGAAGTAGTCTCTATCCACGACACTGCTGATGGTGGCTGTCGTATCCTTTTCGAGATGGACGATGACACCATGTACCAGTTCATGCGGATTGGTTTGATGTCAGTACTCCGCACCGCTGCTGAACAGGCAATCGCTGAACACGATAAGGAGGACGATGAGTAAGATCACCGTTCCCTGTTAGTTGGCCCGCACTGATGAACAACTAGAAGGAGACGCACATCCTAGTAACACTAGTCGCTGTGGTGACTAGCTGCTTGCTGTTGCTTCACCCATGTATGGACCTGTCCTGCGATAGTAAGTGGGATGGGTATTGTATCGGTGACAATAGTGGCAGTGAGGGATAGGCCAGCCGTAACAGGCAACAGGGGAAGATCAGGAGGTACGCGAAGGCTACTATCTGATCGCGGGTCGCCACATTAAATCAACAACTGGGGCCTTCGGGTCCCTTTTTCTTTCTCTAAGGGAGATCGTAATGACAACACTCGTATTCGACATTGAGACCAATGGTCTCCTCGATGAACTGGACCGCATCCACTGTCTGGTGATTAAGGACCTCGACACTGGAGAGGTACTCTCATGTAACCCCCACAGCATCGATCCTGGTGTAAAGCTGTTGATGAAGGCTGATGTCCTCATCGGCCACAACATCCTCAAGTTCGACATCCCCGCTATCCAGAAGGTGTACCCTTGGTTCAAGCCCAAGGCCAAGCTGATGGATACCCTGATCCTTGCCCGTCTCATCTTCCCTGAGATTGCGAAGATGGACTACGGTCTCGCTGAGAAGGGACAGCTCCCCAAGAAGCTCATTGGTCGCTACTCACTGGAAGCCTTCGGCTACCGCATCGGTGAGTACAAGGGTGACTACAAGGGTGGATGGGCTGAGTGGTCGCAGGAGATGCAGGACTACTGCGAACAGGACATCGAGGTTACCGCCAAGCTGTACCACAAGCTGATGGAGCGGAAGGAGCAACACGGATACTCTGACTACTGCATCGAGCTTGAGCATCGTGTCGCTGAGGTCATCTTCCGTCAGGAACAGAACGGCTTTGGTTTCGACATGCAGAAGGCAGGGCAGTTGCATCAGGAGCTTCTCGTCAAACGCATCGAGCTTGAGAAGCAGTTGATGACTATGTTCCCGCCGTGGGAAGTGAAGACCCCCTTCGTCCCCAAGACGAACAACAAGACACGCGGTTATGTGAAGGGCCAGCTTACCTACAAGGCCCAGACGGTGGAGTTCAATCCATCCTCTAGACACCACATCGCCAAGGTCCTCAAGGAGAAGCATGGCTGGGAACCAAAGGAGTTCACTGACAGTGGTGAGGCTAAGGTAGACGATGACGTTCTTGCGTCCCTCGACTACCCTGAGGCCAAGCTACTGGCTGAGTACTTCCTGATCCAGAAGCGTCTCGGTCAGTTGGCTGAAGGCGGTGAAGGGCTGATGAAGCGTGAGCGTAACGGACGCATCCATGGTGAGGTGATCACCAACGGTGCTGTTACCGGACGCATGACGCATCGCAAGCCCAACATGGCCCAGGTCCCTGCCAACCGTTCTCCTTACGGGGAACGCTTCCGTGAGTTGTTCGTCCCACGTAAGGGATGGAAGCTTGTGGGCTGTGACGCTGACGCCTTGGAGCTTCGCTGCCTTGCTCACTACATGGCCGCTTATGACAACGGTGAATACACTGAAGTCGTACTGTCGGGTGACAAGTCCAAGGGTACGGACATGCACTCGGTCAACTGTAGGGCTATAGGCTCCGATCCTACGACACACCGCGACATGGCTAAGACCTGGTTCTACGCCTTCATCTACGGCGCTGGTGACCACAAGCTTGGCCTGATCCTTGGAGCCAAGGGTAGTGACGAAGACATCCGCAAGGCTGGTCAGAAGTCACGCCGCAAGTTCCTCCGTAATCTTCCTGCGCTCGGCACCCTCACTGAGAAGGTGGCTGCGAAGGTGAAGGCTACAGGTGGACTTAAGGGGATCGATGGTCGTCGCTTGTCCTGCCGCTCTACACACTCAGCACTGAACACTCTTCTACAGAGCGCCGGGGCTGTTGCGATGAAGGTGGCACAGGTGACGATGGATGAAGACCTTCAGGCTGCTGGATACGTTCCGGGCTGGGACTATGAGTTCGTCGCTACAGTACATGACGAAGTTCAGATTGAGTGCAGACCTGACATCGCTGAGGTGGTCGGTAAGACCGCTGCTGATGCAATCAAGAAGGCTGGCGAGAAGCTTGGGTTCAAGTGTCCGCTGGCTGGTAACTATGAGGTTGGAATGAACTGGAAGGAAACTCATTAATGCAGTGCTTTGATTGTGGCGTCGATCTTGTGGTTGGCAATAACTGGACCAAGCACTTCCAAGATAACCGTCATTATAGCTGTATGGATTGCTTCAACAAGAAGCATAACTCTAACCGTATGTTCGTTAATGGGCAATATGTCTCCCGTAAACATCCTCTCTGGAAAGCAGGACGTTACATCATCGATGGGTTCTTCGGTGAAGCTCTGGTCGAGGATGACAAGTCCAAGGCTGGCTACATCTACTGCATCACTAACCCTGCATGGCCGGGAATGGCGAAGGTAGGTAAGGCCGTCGATGTCAATAAGCGGTTCGCCTCTTATCAGACCTACAGCCCATTCCGTGATTTTGTTCTGGAGTGGTCCGTCCACGTTGATGACGTTCACGCTATCGAGGCTGCTTTCCACCGACACTACAAAGAGGTCAGTGGTGAGTGGTACGAGATGAACGCAAACGAAGCCCGCCATCTCTTTAACCAACTCGTCCCACATATAGGAGGTTCTAATGTTGCGAACGATAATCAACTGGCTCAAGCGCGTGTGGCGTGACGATGCCCCTGCCGCTGTCGAGCGTCTCTGGCTCGATGAGTATGCGCCATACGTGCGTGAGAAGTACGGCATCCCGCAAGCGTTCATTGATGAGGAAGAGGAGGATAAGCATTGGAACACCTGACGCTGCTGATCGATGGTGACATCGTCTGCTACGAAGCTGCATCCGCAGTTGAACAAGAGATCGACTGGGGTGAAGACCTGTGGACCCTTCACTCCAACCTCGATGAGGCCAAGGCTCTGGTCGAGACTAAGGTAATGGGGTGGCAGGAGAGGTTCTCTGCTGATGCCGTCATTGCTTTCTCCGACAGCACCAACTTCCGCAAGACCGTCTACCCTGACTACAAGGGGAACCGTAAGTCCAAGCGGAAGCCTCTAGCCTACAAGCCACTCAAGCAGTGGATGGAGGGCGTGTGGGAAAGCTACCAGCGTCCTGGTCTTGAGGGCGATGACATTCTCGGCATCCTTGCCACCCACCCCTCCGCTATCCGTGGGCAGAAGATCATCGTCTCCATCGACAAGGACATGAAGACCATCCCCGGCTACGTATGGAACCCTGACAAGGACGATGAGCCAGTCTTCTACTCAACTGAGGAAGCTGACTACTGGCACCTCTACCAGACACTCACTGGTGACACCACTGACGGCTACCCCGGTCTCCCCGGATGTGGCCCCAAGGGTGCTGAGAAGGTACTGGAAGACCCCTCATGGAAAGCTGTTGTTGCTGCCTATGAGAAGAAGGGGCTGACTGAGGATGACGCTCTTGTTCAAGCTAGGTGCGCCCGCATCCTCAGGGCGACTGACTATGACTACAGGAAGAAGGAGGTGAAGCTTTGGTTACCGACAGATATGGCTTCGGCCACGTGAAGAACACGCCAGTAGGAGATCATTACATGGGGGACTACTACGACCCTAATCCTCTCGGCATTCCTACGAAGGAAGCTATGGATGCAGTCAACAATCCATCCCACTACAACTCAGGGAAGGTGGAGACAATCGAATACATTGAACAGGTGTGCGAGTTCTATCCCGGCAAGGAAGCCCCACTGGTAGGCAATGTACTCAAGTATGTGTCCCGTGCGCCACTCAAAGGGAAGAAGCTAGAGGACCTGAAGAAGGCCCGCTGGTATCTGGACCGTCTGGTGCGGTCTCTAGAGAAGTGATTATCCAATGGTGTCAGAAGGTTAGGGGTAAAACCCTAATCTTCTCCCCCATATAACAGGAACCAACAGTTATGTTTAAGGCTCCACCTATTCCCAAGGACCTCCTCGATTACCTCGATCAGGTCTACTCCCCCCGTCCTCCCCACACCACAGATGAAACCCATCCCTTCCACATTGCTGCACAAGTACACCGTGCTAGGGGAGCGATGGAGGTCATCTCGCACCTGAGGGCGCTTTACGAAGAACAACAGAACGAGGACCCCCTCAATGTGCATGAAAACCCCTAAGACACCCAAGGCCCCCGCGCCTCCCCCGCCTCCCGCCTCTGATGAGAAGCCCCAGACCCCGGTGATTGACGAGGGCTATGGTGAGGGTGATCAGCTTTCTGCCAAGCGGCGTGGGCGTAGTTCGCTGACCATCCCTGTCGGTGGTCTGAATATCCCGCGATAACAATAAGGAATAACTGATGACTGCCTCAAGTCGGTATGAGGCTCTGTCAGGGAAGAGGAATACATATCTGGAGAGGGCGCGAAGCTGTGCAAAGCTCACGATCCCTCACCTCTTCCCCCTTGAGGGTGCAAACGAGAGTTCAACATACGACACACCGTACCAGTCTCTTGGTGCGCGTGGCGTGAACAATCTTGCATCTAAGCTTCTCCTCTCGCTTTTCCCTGTCAATGCTCCCTTTGCTCGTATGCAGTTAGGGGATGCGGAGCTAGATGAACTGGCACAGGCGCAGGGTGCGTCAGGAGATGCTCTCAGGACAGTAGTCGCTGAAGGTCTAATGAAGGTCGAGAACCGCATGAAGCGGTGGATGGAAGCTAAGACAATCCGTCCCATCATGGACCCCGTCTTCAAGCATCTGATCGTAGGCGGCAACGTATGCCTCTTGGTCGATGCTGTGTACGGCGGCAGGATGTTCTCCCTAGACAAGTATGTTGTGCGCCGTGATGCCACTGGCTTTGTCACGGAAGCTGTGATCAAGGAAGGTGTAGACCTAGACAACGCTCCCCCGGAAATCATTGCCCTCGCTGGAGAGAACCTCACCAGTGACCGCTCTGATGCCAAGGGTGCATCCAAGTCCAACCTCTTCCTCTACACCCACATCAAGTGGGACGCTAAGGCAAAGCAGTACAAGGTACAACAAGAGTTCAACAACAAGAAGGTTGCTGGCTCTGAGGGTTCCTACCCTGAGAACAAGATGCCCTTCCTGTTCCTCCGCTGGTCCTTCGTGGATGGCGAGGACTACGGACGTTCCTACATCGAGCAGTACTACGGTGACCTGATGTCACTGGAGACGCTGACCAAGTCTGTCACGCTGGCCTCTAAGGTCACTGGTAAGGCCGTGGTTCTTGTGCGTCCCGGTGGTGTCACGAATGCCCGTACTCTTGCCAAGGCTGAGACTGGTGATGTTGTCGCTGGTTCCCTTGACGATGTGGGTATGCTCCAGTTCGATAAGTGGGCTGACCTCCGCGCTTCGATGGAGATGATCAAGTCCCTCGAGCAGCGCCTGGCCTTCGCCTTCCTCCTCAACTCTGCCATCCAGCGGAATGGTGATCGTGTCACCGCAGAGGAGATCAGGTACATGGCTGGTGAACTGGACGATGCGCTTGGTGGCACCTATGCCATGTTCGCGCAGCACCTCCAGCTTCCCTTTGCCAAGGCTGTACTGTCAGAACTACAGAAACCAAAGGCCGCTGAGTTCAAGCTCCCGGCTCTCCCTAACGGCATCAACCCTGTCATCGTGACTGGTATCGAGGCTCTTGGTCGTGGACACGATCTACAGAAGCTCGATGTGTTCCTTGGTGGTCTTGCTCAGATGCTCGGCCCTCAGGCGCTTCAGTACCTCAACATTGGTGAGTACATGAGCCGCCGTGCTGTTGCTCTGGATCTCGACATCTCCAACCTCATCAGGTCGGAGGAAGAGATTGCCGCTGAACGTCAACAGCAGATGCAGCTTGAGATGATGAACAGGCTTGGGCCTCAGGTCATCAACCAAGCTGGTGGTATGATGAAACAAGATGTCGCTAACCAAGCACAAGAAGGAAACCCTAGTGGCTAACGCCAACATTACCAAGATCGGCATCACTGATGCTGTCGCCAAGGAAGAAGCAGCCAAGCCCTCCAAGGAAGCTGCTGTTGAAGCCGCTGCCCCGAACATCTCTGAGCGCCGCGTAGTCGGTAAGAAGGAGATTGTTGGTCCGGGCAATCAGAAGATTGTGATCGAGAACCTCTAACATGGAAGTAGGGATCAACGTCCCGCAGACCGGACCTGAGGCTCCCGCCCAGTCTCCGACGAATGACCGCCCCGCATGGCTCCCTGAGAACTTCAAGTCCCCTGAGGACCTCGCCAAGTCCTACAAGGAAGCACAGGCTGAACTGACGCGCCTCAAGCAGGGCACCGCTCCTGCAGCTACTGAGGACAAGCCCGCCTCTCAGGAACAGCCTAAGGCTCCCAACAGTGATCTCACTATCGACCAGCAAGCAGCTCAGGCTGTCACCAATGCTGGCCTCGATGTGGACAAGCTGTCTGAAGAGTTCTTCGCTGAAGGTAAGCTCAAGGACGAGAGTTACACCGCTCTAGAGAAAGCTGGTATCCCCAAGGCTGTCGTGGATGACTTCATCCGCCTCAAGCAGGGAGAAGCTGACAGCGTCCGTAACGAGGTAGTCCAGATCGCTGGTGGTCAGGAAGGCTTCCAGCAGATGATCCAGTGGGCGGCTACGAACTACGCTGATGCTGCAATGTACAACCAGATGATCTCGTCTGGTGACCCCTCTCAGATGCGTATGGCTATGACTGCACTCAAGTCTGCCTATGTCGCTGCTAATGGTCAGGACCCCTCCCTCGCTATGGGTGGTGGTGCTGGTGTTGGTGGTGACTTCTATGCCAACGACCTTGAGATGGTCGCTGACATGCAGAAGCCTGAGTATCGTAACGATCCCGCATTCAAACGGAAGGTACAGGAGAAGGTGGCTCGGTCCACTAACCTGTTTAGGTAATGACAAAACCCATTAACAATGATGCCCTCTCACTCATCAAACGGTGGGAGGGCTGCAAGCTCACTGCTTACCGTGATATCGTAGGCGTGTGGACTATCGGCTATGGACATACCTCAAGGGCTGGTCCTCCTACGGTCAAGGCTGGCTTGGTTATCACTCAGGATGAAGCTGGTGAAATCCTCAAGAAGGACCTCATCGTGTTCATGGATGTTGTGGACAATGTAGTGAAGGTTCCGGTGAACGAGAACATGAGAGGCGCTATGGTGTCTCTATGCTACAACATTGGACCCGGAGCATTCTCTGAGAGTTCTCTTGTCAGGAAGCTCAATGCTGGTGACGTATCTGGTGCTGCTGATGCCTTCCTCTCATGGAAGAAGGCTGGAGGCAGGGTGGTCCAAGGACTACTGAACAGGCGTCACGATGAACGCAAGCTGTTCCTCAAGCCCGACAACGGGGCAACTATTGCTGCACCTGTGGTCGCTGATGTGACTGAACGCAAGCCGCTCTTCCTCCTGATCCTTGAAATCATCACGGCTATCTTCAAGAGGAAATAATGTGGATCATCGCTCTACTCATTGCGGTCTCTGTGGCCGTGCTATTTATCCCTCAGCTCAAAGGCTGGAGGACGCATTCCTTCGCAGTCATCACTGCAACATGGTCTGCCATCCTCCCTCTCTTCGCTGAGATGTTCGACTACTTCCGTGGACTGAAGTGGGACCAGTACTTTGGTCCTGACGCAGCGCCGTGGATCATCTTGTCCACCACTGTGGTGTTTATGATCCTCCGCTTCATGACCACAACCCCTGTCGGAAAGAAGCACTAGCGTGTTTGCGCTGCTGACGAAGCTATTGGCAGGACCCCTCATTGACAAGGTGCTGAATGTCTTTGTCTCAATGCAGAACCGTAAGGCAACGGAAGCAGAGGTACGCGCTGCCGTCGAAAAGGAAATTCTCTCCACGCTCAGCGAAGTTGCTGAAACCCAAGCAAGTGTTCTCAAAGCAGAGATCACTGGAGAGGATTGGCTACAACGAAACTGGCGTCCTATTGTCGCCATATCGTTCTCCTTTGTATTGCTCTTCTACTCCCTATTGATGCCAATCCTGGTTTCATGGTTTGGAGTTCCTCCAGTAAGGACTGGTGATCTTATTCTAGAATGGACTTACGACACAGTGTTGTTGTGCCTTGGTGGATACATCGGGGGACGTACAATCGAGAAGGTCGTAAGGATGGTGAAACAGTGACTACAATCGCATACCGTGAAGGTGTCCTCGCTAGTGACAGTCTTGTCACCTTAGGCTCCACCAAAGTCCACGGTAGTTACCAGAAGATCAGGCGTGTCGGTGAACACCTAATCGGGACCGCTGGTTCTGTTGCAGCGTGTCAGTCCTTTATTGATTGGGTGCGTTACGGTGATGACGAGTGCCCTCCTCCCAAGGGCGAGTACAGCGCACTGATCATCGACCCGCGAGGACGGGTACGTGAGATGGAGAATGGGAGTGTACTGCCTGTTCCTCGCGGTGCTAAGTTCTGGGCTATTGGCAGCGGTGCGCCTTATGCGCTTGCGGCTATGTACGCTGGAGCCTCTGCAACTGAGGCTGTGAAGATCGCAGCCAAGATCGATACCTCGACTGGTCTTCCTGTGAAGACACTCAAGGTCAAATAAGTACAGACGGGAACTGGCTCTGCTTCGGCATCCAGCCCGTCTCAGTTTTCTACTCCGTGTCCATAGTCACACTGACCTCTCGTCGGTGACTTCTAAGAACCACTACGCGATACTCTTGACCCCGCGAACTCCCCTGAGGGGGAATAATCGTAGGACAATCTCGCTGTGCAGCGTGTGAG